GTGGCCAAATGATGGGTTCACTCACATCGATGTTTGGTTCAATGTTTGGTGAGCAGTCTAAAGCATACAAAATAATGTTCGCTGCAGATAAAGCTTATGCGATTGCAGCTGCCGGTATTGCGATTCAGCAAAATATTGCAGCAGCTTCAAAAGCTGGTTTTCCTCTTAATTTACCGTTGATTGCTGGGGCGGTTGCTCAAGGCGCTAGCATTATTGCAAACATCCGGGCAATCAAAGATCAAGGCTTTGCAGATGGTGGTTACACTGGATCTGGTGGGAAATATGAGCCTGCCGGTATTGTCCATAAAGGAGAGGTGGTCTGGTCGCAAGAGGATATTCGCCGTTGGGGTGGGGTTGGGTTAGTTGAAAATATGCGTAAGAGTGCAAACCCTGAAGCATTTATCAATAATCATGCACAGAACAACACTTCAATAGAGAATGTTTTTAACCGTTCTTTCTTGAGTTCAAAAGCATTTAATGACAACAAGTCGATTTCAAATATATCTAACCTTTCTAACTCAAAAGTTCTAAATAGTAATGTTTCAAACAGTACTGTGCAGAATGCTGAGAAAGAATTGCTGAAAGAAGTTTCTATCTTAAAAGACAATGGTTTTGCTGATGGAGGCTATACAGGCAAAGGAAAGAAATATGAGATTGCTGGAGCCGTGCATAAAGGTGAAATTGTTTGGTCCCAAGATGATATTAAAAAATGGGGTGGTGTTGATAAAGTTGAACAGATGAGAAGGGCTACAAGTCCAGAATCATTTGTTTCTAACTATGCTCAAAACCATACTACTTTTGAAACTATTTTGAATCGGGCCAATCAGAGCTCAAGGATTTTTAACCAGAACAAAGAAATCTCGAACATCTTTAATCAACCGGTTCAGGATGGTCAGATAATTTTTAAAGGCAATGGCAGCGTACCTGCTGCATCGTCTTTGGCCAGTTCTGATCTATACCACGATGGCAAGGTCTACTTCTCATCAAATGGTTTAGTTCAGGATCGATCAAATCTTGAGGATGTTCAAGACTTCACGATGGGTCAAGCTGCTCGACCTCAAGCTGAGATGATGCCTTCAATTGAGCCAGCTTCACCGACAATCAATTTTAAAATTGAAGTGATTAATCAGGTGAGTGGAGCGACAGTTGAAGCCGAACAACTGGATGAGCAAACTGTCCGGATCATTGTTAAAGATGAACTGGATAAGCAGCTTCCAAGAACGGTACCGAAGCTTGTAAGTGATCAAATTGGTAATCCAAACTCAACTATTAGTCGGTCTTTGACTGAGAATACGACAGCAAGACGGAATCGTTAATCAATAAAACCACCTTTCGGGGTGGTTTTTTATTACCTAAGGAAAGTTATGTACAAGTTAAAGCTAAATCCTCAGACCAGCGGCTATGGCGTAACACTGGGTGATGATGTAAAGCGACAACAAATGGATGGTGGGCGTGGTCGCTATTACATCGATGTGAAGCGTAATAGCCACATTGTTGATGTGAACTGGAATTTAAGTAAAAACGATTTCAATAAAATGATGGCGTTCTGGCGGATCTACCAGAATAAGCCGGCTTCATTTTATGCGGATCTGGTGATTGATCAGGGAGCACGTCAGCAATACCTGTGTAACTTCATTCCGAACTCGTTCAAGACCAATGAAGTCAACGGCAACCTTTACCGGGTAAATGCACAACTCGAAGTTGTTCAAAACCAGCCTAACCTTGCTGCAGATATAGCATTAATTAAAGATTGGGAGGTCTGATGGATAACGAATATGCCGAATTCTTTTTCAATCGAAAAGTTGATATTTATCAACTGGAATGTATTGAACTCTCACACCCTTCTTTTATGAATACTTACCGGGTAGTCCGTAATGATGACCGAGGGGTGTATGTTCAGCACAATGAAGGTGAAGGGCAGGTGCTTTATGAATACCTGCCTATGACAATTCAAAGATCCGGAATGCTGGGCGATCTAGACCAGACTTTAACAGTCTCTATTTCAGGTCTTGGTGATATTTTGCCGGATGAGTTTGAACGGGTAATAGAAGGTCAATTTCCGGATGTAAAACCAACAGTTAATTATCGGCTTTATAGTTCAGATAATTTAAATACACCGATGCATTATCTGCTTGGCTTACAACTCGCCGGTGTTTCAATGAACCATAAAGCTGTGACGTTCAAAGCTGAATCGCCGCGATTAAATACCGCTAAAACTGGAGATATCTTTGCACTAGACCGCTTTACTGGTCTCAAGGGGGCTATATGAAAAGTCATGATCATTTGCTTGATAGACAATATGACGAGGAAAACTACAACTGTGTTCATTTTGCTCATGAAGCTGCATTGGATCTATATGGAATAGACCGGGTGGAAGCACTTGAATTTTTTATGAAGCCTATTAAAGAAAAGGTATTTCTACCATCAAGGTTAAAACTTTTAAATCCACTGCCCATGCCCAAGGAAGGCTGCATAGTCGCCTTTCACTCGAGATACCGAAACAAGCCCCCACATGTGGGGCTTTTTCGTTTGGGCCGTGTTCTACATTTGATGGAAGGCGGAGTTACTTTTTTATCCGAAGAAGTGATCAATGCAATGGGTTTTAGTCGGGTCAGTTACTATGATTAAGATTATTTATAAAAAAGATGCTTTGTCTGAAGAAAAGACAATTGAGCAGGCTCAAACGATTGGGCAATGGCTCACTTCAAAATATGAACATATGCCTGAGCATGTCCGTATCTTTCATACCACAAGCAATATGGATCATGCCGAAATTTCATTTGCGAACGAAGTCACACCGAAGAATGCTTATGAGTTAAAGCAGCTTGATTTCTTACCGGGTACTTTTATCGTAATTGAGAATCCTAAAGGTATTGAGCTTGGTGCAGCTGCATGGGCTGCTATTATCTCATTGGTTGTGGGGGTGGCAGTTGCATTATTAATGCCAGTACCTTCAATTACACAAACAAACCAAAATAACAACCAGTCTTCATCTGCAAATAACGAATTATCCAATCGTGAAAATAAAACTCGTGTAAATGGCCGGATTGCTGATAACTATGGAGCCGGGTGGAACACACCCGACCTAATCGCAGTGCCTTACAAAGTTTATGAAAATAACGTTGAAGTTGAACACGTTGTCGGTTGTATTGGTCGTGGTCACTATAAAATTAACGGTGCATATGACGGTGAAACCAATATTGTCGATATTGCCGGTGCATCGGTAGAAGTCTATCGACCAGGCGTTGATATTGTCTCGGGTGAGCCATATTTCTCGCTTGGTACCGAAATTACCACGCCGCCACTAACGGTTCAGCATCAAAACTCGGTGAATGGCCAGATCTTGCGTCCGGCAGATACACAAAGCTTGGAAGGTACCAACTATCTTCTTTTTGCCTATCCAAATGAGATCCTGCGTGCATCTGCAAACAATACTGATTTAACCACTAAGTTTGTTAGTAATGACCGGGTAGAAATCACAAATGCTTCGTTTACTTACAACGGCCAGACTTATGATTTAAACGGTACATATAGCGTTCTATCGGTAGCTGATGACCGTATGGCATTGTCTAATCCGGCTGCGGTAAACTCCAACTGGTTAAAGCTTAAAGAGTTAAGTAACCAACAAACAGCAGCTTTATCACCAAAGATTAGTTCAATAGGTGAAAAATGGATTGGTCCATTCATTCTGGACAATGTCGAACGAAGTCGGGTGCTATGTAACTTTGTGGCCACAAATGGACTTTACACAGTTTCTTCAGGTGGAAATCAGGGAGCTGTAAACGTCACGATTGAAGTTGAAGTAACGCCGGTTAATGAATCTGGTGCAGCCATTGGCAATCCAATGCTAAAGCAGATCATTCTAAAGGGTTCGGCAAAGTCACGCCAAACGGTTGGTGCAACGCTGGATATGGTGACTTTTCAGGGGCGCTGTAGTGTCCGTGCACGCCGTTTAACTCCAACACCGGCAGTTACCACTGTTGTTGATGAAGTAAAGTGGCAGGCGCTTTACGGTGCTTATCCTTTACAAAGCACAGTGTATGAGCATGAAACGGTTTTTCGTGCGCGTACTTATGCAACCACTGGAGCTTTATCTGTCAAGTCCCGTAAGATCAATTTCGATCTTCAGCGAATGTTGCCGACTTATAAAAATGGAGCAATGACGACAGAGCTATTCCCAACATCGAGTTTTGCTGATGCTTTGGTATCTATGGCACTTGATGACAAGATTGGGCGCCGTACGATCGATGAGATTGATCTGGAAAACATTTACCGGACTTATAACGATGTAGTTGATTATTTTGGTACTCCACTAGCGGCAGAGTTCTGTACCACTATTGATGATACAAACCTGTCTTTTGAAGAGCTGGTTACCAATCTTTGTGATGCCGTATTTTGTACCGCATATCGGCAAAACAATAAGCTCAAGCTTTATTTTGAACGTCCAACTGATAACTCGGTAATGCTGTTTAACTTCAGGAATATCATTCCGGATAGTTACAAGCATGACCTTACCTTTGGCGTGATGAATGACTACGATGGACTGATCTATGAATACACGGATCCGACCGACGATAGCCGTATCAATATCTATTTGCCAGACAAAGGAGCAAAGAACCCGAAAGAAGTGAAATCCGTTGGGGTGCGAAACAAGTGGCAAGCGCATTTCAATGCGTACCGGCTTTGGAACAAGCTTCGGTTCCAGCGCAAATCCATTACCTTTGATGCGGCACCTGAGTCAGAATTACTGGTTTTACGTGACCGTATTGCCGTAGCAGATTATCGCAATGGTATTCATCAAAGCGGGGAAGTGGTACAGCAAGAAGGTTTAATTCTCACCCTAAGCCATGATGTAGATTTCATTGCAGGCAAGAGCTATGTGATCTATCTGCAAATGGGGGATGGTACCGTGGACCTAATTCCTATTACACCGGGTTCAGCCAAGAACAAGGTGGTTTTAGACCGTTTACCGAACGGGGCCTTAAAGCTTAGTCCCGATGACTTTGTGAATACTATCTACACGGTAGTTAATGACGATACCAAAGGCTCATTGCCTTACCTGGTAGCGAAAAGAGAACCAGTTGACCAGTTCTCAAATACCATTACGGCAATTAACTATGATGAGCGCTATTACCTCAATGACAAGGATTTTATTGATGTACCGGTTGATGATTCACCGATCTACATTCGATATGACCAGCTTGATATTAATCTCGCACGTTTATATCAAATGCAAAGAGGTGATTTACCAACGACTGGCGAAATCAGTTTTGTAGTTGAAGCAGGGGCGCTGGTTTCAAGCTCAAGTTCATATCGACCGGAAACCAGATTTGTCTATAAATTCGACTATAACTCTAGTCCTGCAAAACGAGAGTATATCG